AGCTTTCTCAGCCATCCTCCGGACACGAGGTTGATTGCCTGAGATAGACTGGATCGAGTGAATTTCAATCGAAGCCAATTAATCCTCCTTTGTCCTTTCGGACGGCAACTTGTCATCTTCCGCCATGAAGGAAGGGTCCGCGGTTCCATCCGAGGTTCCAGGGCGGAAAGCTTGTAGTTTGGAGGCGAGAGTTCGACCTACATCTCGCGGTACGCCGGCTTGTGAAACAGCGTTAGCTAATTGCTTCTTACCGGTCTGTAGCTGACGATCGGGATGCATCCGAGCAATAGAGCGTTCCCAGTTATACTTCAAAGCGCCTTCGTATTGAGCACGATCTATCTTCATAAGAATTAGGTCGCCGCGTATAATCTGACCGTTCTTGATAAGATTCAGCATGATGGGCTTACCGTTAGGCATACATGCTTCTTCTGGCTTGACAGGGACAAAGCCAGCATAAATCATCTCGTCAAGACGTTGTGTAGAACCCATCACTCCTACGGAACGATTAACCCATCGAAAAGAGATAGCGGGATTTCGGCTCTTGATATTAACAAAGTCAGGTAGCTGAAGCGGACGAGCTTCTATACCTGGAAATGGATCCCTAAAATCTTCACTCTGTTGCTGATTGGTCATTGCCATTTTGATTCTCCTAGACGGTTACCGTCTTGATAGTAGACTTCATCTTCTGATATGACTCAGAAGAAACACCCTTGCCGTAACGAGACATTTTCTTGATAATATCTTCTTCGGAGTCGTTTAGCTTATCAGGTTTCTTATCGTCGTTTAGATTTCGGTCAACGCTAGTCTGTACAGACTCTACGAATGTTTGAGGCTCGGACATTAACTCGTTAAAGTGTTTTCCTTTGATATAATCAAAGAGATTAATCCAAGTCTGCATATTACCCTTAACCGCTAGGTTAACTTCGGAAGCAGCCTTATCAATCTCGGAAGACCATTTATCCCAGAGACGAGATAAAGAAATACGACCACCAGGAGTCGTGACATACTGACCTTGTAGACTTTGCTTCGCAAGAAGCATCGCGCTATTAGCCGCAGCCTGTAAGGCTACTTGAGCCAAAGGCTGCATTCCGTCTACGAGACGTTCCGTGAAAGCCTTATTCTCGTCGTCTATAAAAGAGGTATATTCACGCGGCTCGTTTTTCGGAGTAGACTTCTTAGAGTTGGCTTCTAGCTCGTCGAGAGTACGCTTGGTCTCACCAAACTTACCTTCCATCTGTGATAGATTCGTCTTGACGGTAGAAAGCTCAGTCTTGGTATCAGCTAGATTCTTGTTTAAGTCTTTATTAGCCAAAACCGCTACACGTATCTGGGCTGGTGTAAGTCCAAGATCCTTCAGTTCTTCTGGTACTTCAGCTTCTTTTTTATCTCCCCACGCCATGTTCTGTCTCCTTTTCTTCTTTTTTCTCTACTTTTCGCATCTGACCACTAGCAACGCCTTTGATATAAGTATCCATTTCTCCACGAAGTCCGAGCAAGAAGTCCAACACTTCGAGATTACCTTGTAAACGATGTATCCGTATGGTATCGGATTCGCGCATAATCTTGTCAAGACATTCTTGTCGATAGTCGTGAAGAAAATCATTGTAGTAAGCCACCTCCGGCTGACCCAGCCATCCCCGGAATTTGTGGGCCACCAGCAGGAGTTTGTCCAGTTTGTTGTTGACCACCTTTGTCTCCTAGATTTGGCTCAGGCACGAGTAAGTCAATATCTTCTTGATCGAAATTCCTAAGAACATTTTTCATAACGATATTAGAGGCTTTGATGACCTGCTGCAAGTATTCTTTTACCCCAGGCGGAGTCATCATGTTAGATGCCTGTCCTATCAAATTGGCGATACCCATGTAGTGACCACGCATTACCTGAACGAGCATCATTAAACTCTGTTTCTCGACTTCTTTATTCACTGATGCCGTAGAGGAGTAGATAGGCAAACCGATTCTACCTGATTTAACAGCTTCAAGAGCTTTCGCAATCTTCGATGCCTTCTCCCCGAACATCTCTAGTAGAGCAGAACGTACTCCGAACTTAGAATAATCAGCAAGAAGAATGCGACCTAGTTTAGTATGCGCGTACCGAAGATCGGAGGTATTAAGATCCGTACGACTATTACCTTCTTGCATTACGGAGAGCGTACCCATCGCCGTATAAATACCACGCTTACCCTGAGACCCGGCCCCCGCCCCCTGCATCGGAGGAGAGATGCCTGCTCGTCGCTCTGCGAGTTCTAGAGAGAATCGTTCATCTTCGATAGTCTGCTGTGATATATCTCCAGCCTGTAAGGATTCGATTTCTCCTTCCTCCGCTGGTACAGTAGCCGACGGATAAATACGATAACCGGCGTGGAGCTTAGAATCAGGAGAAACACGCCATACGCGAGTGTTAGCGATAGTCCGATTATCGAGTCGTTGATTATGCTGTTCACTTATCTCCTCTTGAAAAGCCCACATTGTTTCACAGAAGCCGTAGCCGTAAATCATATCGTCGCGGTAAAAGAGGCGTGCGAGAGCGAACGGTAGAAGCGTATGCGTATCGTAGATAGCACGCATTAGAGTGTTGGAGTTCTTATGATATGTCGCTATTATAGCGGGTTTGTATTTACCATCAGGAGTGGGCCAGTTTAGCCAGCATTCGTAGAGATCCCATTCTTTGTAGCCGTAAGTGCCTGTGGTCTTAGCTCCGAGAGTCTCTTCGTTCATTAGTTGAGGATAAGCGGGAGAGGTTCGGTCGGGACGGGAGATAATCTGGTCTACTTTGAAGGGCTCGTAAATCTTAAAGAACTTACGTTCCTCTAATTCACTCTGAATCAGGACACGCTTATGAATCCGTATATCGGCACTTTCAAGAGATTTGGCTCCAGGTGGGATAAGAAAGTGTTCGAAGGCTATCTTTTCAGGACGTGGGCCTTCGTACTCGACAGAACGCATAAAAGCTACTTCTGGCTTGCCAGTTCCGTCACCAGCATCCACTTCGAGTTCATCTTTGTAACGGACTTCATGTGGGCACTTGAGAACAGAGGTACCGTACTTGATACCTTCTCCAAACCACTCGTGATATACTCTATAGAGATCCAACTCCGTCGGTTCGATTCCGACGTATTCCATGAGTTCTTCGAGTCCGGTTCTATTGCCATCGTCTATATCCTTATGAGAACCGAAAATCTTGGCTACCCAAGGTGGTCTTGTTTTCAAAACCGCTGACATAACGCGAGCAAGTAAGGTGTCACTGAAAGTAGCAATAATAGGAACAACCAGATTTGAAGCATTATAGAATGGGAATTCACGGGTTTTCTCTCTAGGCGTTGCCTCATACGCCTTGCGCCACTTAACGATCTTCGTTTCGTGTAGCTCCCGTAATCCATCTTCGAGCGCGAGAACACGCGCCTTCAAATGTGCCTTGAGTTTATCTTCGGCACTCGAAGAAAGATTTACGGGTATGAAATTATTTTCAGGCATCTAGCTAGTCTTAATCTCGTCAGAGTGAATAGCGTTCATAAAATCGGCTATTCCGCTTACAATCTTTGACGCGCCTTGTTCTGCGAGTGTTTCGTTCTGAATCTTTTTGCCGTCGAATGCTTGACTAGATCGAAGAATCTGTAGTACTAACGGTGTAGCCGCTGCTAATTTCGTTGCACCATTTCCAGAGCCTTGTATAAGAGCCTCAGTACCGGCGACTATCTGAGCTACTTGAGTTAGATCGTTTATAGTAGTCGAGGCTATATGAGCCGCTTTACCAGAGCCTAGAAAGGGTATAACGAGTGGCCCTAAGCCTACAGCTATGCTAACCCCCTGTGCCAGGGCCAGTCCGAGTTTCTTTAGAAACGTCATCTGGAACTCCAGTCTTTGTAGCTTGATAAGATGGGTATAGCTTGATTAGTAGATTACGAAGATTAAGAGCGCCGATAGTACTAATAAAGACTACGATGATTCTATAAACTACTTGAAAACGCGGAGCGAATGCGAATACTTCGTAGGGCGGCAGGACGGAACCCACGAGTGAGCAGACTAAAACAACTCCCGCCACTACGTCAAAGATATGATGCGAGTGTATCATTCCACTCCTATCGAGTAAGGAAGGTTTATCTTACGTGCCCAAGCTGCGTTCTGCATCTTCCATTTCTGAGAGTCTATCCAGGATTGTGGGAGTCGGAGCATTTGCGGCACGTATGCGAGAGCATCGAGTAAGTCCACGAATCGGCCTCTTGGGAAGGAAGTATATTCACCCTTAAAATCTTGAAACCTCCGCTGAGAGTAAAACTTATTAGATTCGAATATGGGAGAAAGTACGTTTCTAATTCTCCATTCTTTCTTTCGAGTAATAGTTCCGTCAGGGGCATCGACTTCGCCTTTCAGCTCTACGAGCCGAAGGTTACGTCCTTCTAATCGATTACGATAGTTGATATGATATGCGAGATATTTCTGAGCTGCGACGGTCTCGATACCGAGTTTACGCATGTTCCATTTAGAGGCTATTTCGTAAAGTTTCGCTATATACTTGTCTGATTCACAGGCTTCTGCCCAGCAATCCAGCAGATAATAACGACCTTCTGAACTCAAACCTACGACGTTGATCGCGTGACGGCAGCGTCCTTCAGCGCCACTATGATTTGGATCGGTAACCATACAAACACTAAGATGACTAACTTTAATATCCTTAACAATAACACCATCCACAACTTCGTGTCTGATAATCTCTTCATCATTTTCGCCCTTAAAAATACTAAAGTATCTTAGGTCTGATTCTGCGAAGGCAGCATTATCTGGTGAGGCTGGATTATTGAGGAACTGACAAGAGAACTGATAGTTCCCAAGACGTTCACGCCATCTATTCAGCTTCTCGATAGAGAACTCTTCGGGGAAAATCGGAGT